TGGTTGTAGAAGATGTAACCTCATCAAGTAATTCTGCAACAGTAACGATAGAGCCACCAATCAGAGAAGCATTAGCTAATAATAGTTCAGTAACTTATGATAGTGTTCCATTTACAGTACATTTAACAAGTGATGTTCAAGAGTTTAATTCTAGCCAAATAGCAAAAGATGGAGAATTATTATATAATTACCAGTTTGATGTTATAGAAAGTTTGTAAATGGCTAGGGGTTTAACAAGTGCAGTTAAAACCGAACTAGCCACTGGTAATATTGCACCAGTTCTTTTAATAGATTTTGGTTTCTCAACTCCAGTTTATTTAACTAATGCAAGTTTTGACATAACATCTAGTGTATCTGGTTCTTCAAGAACTTATCTTGCAAATGGTCATTTAAGGGGTGTTACTGGGGTTAGTGAAACCAGTAAACCTACAAAGAACTCTTTAAGTATAAATTTATCAGCAGTTGATACAACGTATGTCGGTATAGCTTTGAACGAAAATATTATTAATGATGATGTTCATATTTACAGAGGGTTTTTAGATGCAAATTTATCTTTAATATCAGACCCATTTTTATTGTTTTATGGCACAATAGATGAATATAAAATTACTGATAATACTGATTCTGCAAGTTTAATTCTTGCTGTTACTTCACATTGGGGTAACTTTGGGAAAACAAGTGGCAGGGTAACAACAGATAATTCACAACAAAGGTTTTTCTCTGGGGATAAAGGCATGGAGTTTTCTGCTTTAACAGTTAAAGACATTAGATGGGGCAGATTATAATGGGATTTAATCTTGGAAAAGCATTAGGTAATTTAGGCAAAGGTATAGTAGATATCTTTGATTTTGCAGTTGATGTTGTTGTTGATGTTGTTGATGTTGCGATTGGTTGGCTTACCCCAGAAGTCGACATTCCAGATTTTGGACAAATACAAGCCGATCAAAATGCAAAAGGCGTATTAGTCAATAAATTTAGTGCAAATGCTTTTATACCCGTAGTTTATGGCACAAGAAAAGTTGGTGGTAATGTTGTTTTTTTAGAAACTTCTGGAACTGATAACCAATATTTATATATGGCATTAGTTTTAAGTGAGGGTGAAATAAATGATATAACCTCAATATTTGTAAACGATAATCAAGTTACCTTTACTGGTGATTTAACAGATAATACTCAAGTTACTGTAGCAAGTAGTGATTCTAATTTTTATGATGGTTCAAGTTTGATAACAGTAGAACCACATTTTGGGAGCGATACACAAACTGCGTCTAGTTTATTATCAACACTTAGTTCGTGGACAAGCAATCATAGATTAAGAGGGTTGGCTTATTTAGCTATAAGGTTTGAATGGAACAGAGATAAATTTGGCTCATTACCAAGTGTACAAGCTGTTGTTGAGGGAAAAAAGGTTTATAATCCAAATCTTGATAGTACAGTAACTGGAGGTTCTGGAACACATAGAGCAGATACAAGTTCTACTTGGGAATATTCAGACAATCCAGTTTATCAATTATTAGATTATTTAAGAAATGAAAGATTTGGCATGGGTATACCTAATAGCTATTTCGATAGTAATTTTGCAGATTGGCAAGTTGCAGGTGATGTATGTGATGCAGATATTACGCCTTATTCTGGAGCAAGCACGATAGACTTGATGGATAGTCATACAGTTGTTGATACTTCTAAAAAAGCCATAGACAATGTAAAAGAATTTGTAAGGGGTTCTAGGGCTTATTTAAATTTTACTGGGGGTAAGTATAACATATTAATTGAAACAACTGGTAGTGCGTCAATTACGCTTACAGAGGACAATATTATTGATGGCATTACAGTTCAAAGTAAAAATAAAAACTCAAGATACAATAGAGTAATTGTTAGTTTTATAAACCCAAGTAAAGAATATCAATCAGATACAGCACAATTTCCACCAGTAGACGAAACTGGTTTAGCAAGTGCAGACCAACACGCAACAATGAAAACAGCAGATGGTGGCTTGTTATTAGAGGGTAGGTTTGATTTTTCTATGTTTACAAGCCCATATCAAGCCCAAGAGATGGCAGAAATTATTTTAAGGCGTTCAAGGTCAAGTCTAAATATATCTCTAAAAGCAGACGCTACAGCCCTTGATTTGTCTATCGGAGATATTGTTAATATTACACACTCAACCCCAAGTTTTTCAGCAAAACCATTTAGAGTGCAAAATTTAGTTATAAGTTCAGACCATACAGTAAGTTTGCAATGTTCAGAACATCAAGATAGCTTTTATACTTTTGGAACTCAACAAGAAGTACCGACAATACCAGATACAACTTTACCTAACCCATTAACAGTTCAACCACCTGCAAGTGTAACTTTATCAGACCAATTAATTGAATATAATGCAGGAACAGTTATTGTTGCTTTAGACATAACTATTGGAGCAAGTCCAGACCAATTTGTTGATTTTTACCAAGTAGAATACAAATTAAGCACAGAATCAGATTTTATAATATATGCTCAAGGTTCTGGATTAGTTCATAGAGTCTTAAATGTGAAAGATGATTTAATTTATAATGTTAGAGTGAAAGCAATTAATAGTTTGGGAGTTTCTTCAACCTATGTTACAGCATCAAGAACAATTGTTGGAGAATCTGCACCACCATCTGACGTAACAGATTTTTCATGTAATGTTTCTGGAGAAGATGCTCATTTATCATGGGAAACTGTACCAGATTTAGATTTATCTTTTTATAATATTAGATTCTCAAAAAAAGTTGATGGAACAGCAGATTGGTTAAATAGTGTTGCTTTAGTTGAAAGAGTATCAAGACCTGCAACATCTATTACTGTTCCTGCAAGACAAGGAACATATTTAATTAAAGCAGTTGATAAAAATGGTAATGTTAGTTCAAATGCTACTGCTATAATTTCAGATGTTACTAGTGTTTTAAATTTTAACAATATAGCAACACAATCAGAACACCCTACATTCGGAGGTACGTTTACAAATACAGTATTAACAGATGGAGCGATACAGTTAGATTCTTCAGAATTATTTGATTCAGCAAGTGGTAATTTTGATGATAACACAACTAGGTTCTTTGATTCTGGTGCAAGTAATGCTGATTTTTTATCAAGTGGTAATTATGAATTTGCAAATGTTATTGACATTGGTGCAAAACACACAGTTACTGTAACTGGTGAATTAGATTCCTCAGCAGACAACCCAGATGATTTATTTGATAACAGGTCTGGAAATTTTGATGATGCAACATCAAATTTTGATGGAGATGCACCAGTTAATCAAAATGCACATTTAGAAATAGCAACAAGTGATGATAATGTAACATATACAGATTTTAGGGGTTTTGTTATTGGGGAATATGAAGCAAGATATTTTAAATTTAGAGTTGTTTTAATTTCAAGAGATTCAGCAACAACACCAGTTGTATCAGAAGTAACAGTTTCAGTTGATATAAAAGACAGAATATTTAGTAGTAATGATGTTCATAGTTGGGTAAATCAACAACCAAACTCTGAAAACTTTGAAAATTGGGATCAAAAAGGCACAACCACAAATGCTGATCAAATAGCAAACCCTATAAATGGTCAAGTTACTGCTGATTTAATCACGAAAAATGCTAACGTTTACAGAAGAGTTGAAATAGACAATGATAACCATCACGATGCAGGGACATATTCTATCTCATGTTATATAAAAGCAAATACTAATACCATCGCAGAACTTAAATATGGTAAATCAGATAATTCACAATGGGTAAGAGTAAGATACAATCTTTCAACTGGTGCAGTTGATGGAACTTTTACTAGTGGTGGTGCAACTCATGTAAGTAGTACAATACAATCAGTAGGCACAGATGGTTGGTTTAGGTGTTCTTTTATTGGAACTTATACATTTGCAACACAATCAAAATCTGTTTTTTTTCCAGGTCAAAATAATAGCAGTGTTGGAGGAAGTGTGTATGCGTGGGGTTATCAAGTAACACAGTCTACATCATTACTACCATATGAAAGTTATTCAAATTCAACTGGTACAAAAACAATTACATTTAATAAGTCATTTCAAAATACAAACTATGCAGTTGGTATTACTGGACAAACTTTAAATACTGGCGATTATTTTAATGTGACGAGCAAAACTATAAATGGATTTAATCTGCAATTTTTAAATAGTTCAAACGAAGGTGTAGGAAGAACATTTGATTTTATTGCAAAAGGAACATAAAAGGAGTATAAATAATTATGGCTTATCCAACTTCATCAAGACCAACTGACTTACAAGTTGCTAATCAATCATTTCCTTCTTTTAGAGATGATTTAAATAGAATTTTAGAACACTTTACACAATTTCATGCAGGAACATCAAGACCACTTTATATAAATCATGGAATGATGTGGCTAGATATAAATGATTCAGCAAACCCTATTTTAAAATTTTATGATGGCTCAGATGATATTACATTTGCAACTTTTAATACATCTGCCAATACAGTGAATGTTTCAGATTCATCTACAAGTCTTTCTGGCGATACTAGTCCTCAACTTGGAGGAAATTTAGACGTTGTAACACATAGCATTGTTTCAACATCAAATAGAGATATAAACATTACACCTAATGGAACTGGCAGAATAGTTTTAGGTAATGCAACTATTCCAGCAACAGAAACAGCAACAATATCTACAAGTAAAACCTTAGATTTTGATACAAATCAAAACTTTATTCTTACTTTAGGTAGTGGTGCAAATACTTTAGCTAACCCAACAACTGAAGCGTCAAATGTAGGTCAAACAGGCGTTATTGAATTTATACAACCTAGTTCGGGTAGTGCTGGAACAGTTTCTTTAGGCACAGATTATGAAACTGTTGGTGGAAGTGGCTTAACTTTATCAAGTGCAAATAATGCAAAAGATATTGTTCCGTACATGATAATGGCTGATAATTCAATAGCACTTGGTACACCTCAGTTGGCTTTCAGCTAATGTTAAGCAATGAAAAATGGTTTGGTGCTAGTGCAGGATTTTATCCAGAAACTATAGATCAATCTATACGTTTTAATGATGATGATTCACCTCAGTTATATAAAACTTTTGGTACACCAACATCAAATACAAAAATGATTTATGCAACTTGGTTTAAAACAACAGAAAATGGTAGTCATCAATCTTTTTTTAGTGGTGGTTCAAATAGCAATAATTATATGCTTTTTGCATTATCTACAGCTAGTTTTTACTCAAGTAAAGACATAATATTTTTTGGAATAAATACAAGCAATGTTGGTAGATTAAGATTATTTGGTAGCACTTCAACTGGTCCATTTTTTCGTGATAATACGAATTGGTATCATATATTATTAGCGATAGATACTACACAAGCAACTAATACTGATAGAATACACGTATTTGTTAATGGAAAAAAAATTACAACTTGGGGAAGCACAATCTATCCAAGCCAAGATTATTCAGTTCCATTGTTAAATACAGCAATAGCACATAACTTTGGATTTAATAAACAATCAACCAATTATGGTTCATTTGATGGTTATTTTGCAGAAACATATTTTTTAGATGGTCAATCTATATTTAGTGATACAAGTGGTACAATAAATTCTACCTTTTTAGCTGATGCTAATACATTGGCTATGTTCTGTGAGCAAAAAAATGGTGTGGCTGTTCCAAAATCATATAGTGGAACTTTTGGAAATAATGGTGTTAAATTAACATACGCAGATAGTAGTAATATAGGTGATGACACAAGTGGCAATGGGAATGATTTTACATCAAGTGGATTAGCTTCTACAGATGTTGTGCTAGATAGTCCAACTAACAACTTCTGTACATTAAATCCACTTATTAATTCTGCTCAAGATGATACTGCAACTTATAGTGAGGGCAATCTTAAATATACAGCAACAAATGCTTATGATACTACTTTAGGTACTTTTGGAGTTTCAAGTGGCAAATGGTATTTTGAAACAAAATTAGGAACTGCTAATAATCAAATGGTAGGTGTTCGTGCAACTCCACATGAGTTTAATACAAGTTATTTAGGTCAAAATGCTTCAAATAGTGGCATAGGTGTTTTTGCACCTAATGGAAATATTTACAATGAGACAAATGGTCAAACCTCTGCATTTGGTGCTTTAAATACTGGAGATATTATGCAAGTCGCTTTTGATGCTGATAATGGTTATTTTTGGTTTGGTCAAAATAATACTTATACTGGTACAGTTGATACATCAAGTGGCAGATTTAGTTTAAGTTCTTGGTCAAGTGGGCAAACTCTTTTCCCTGCACAAGGTTATAGAGATTCAAGAACAGTTAATTTTGGACAAGATGGAAGTTTTGCAGGTGCTTTAACTGGAGGAGATGTAGGAACTGCTACAGATAGTAATGGCATTGGTGCTTTTAAATATACACCTCCAAGTGGCTATTTAGCACTATGCTCAGCTAACCTACCAGACACTACAATAAGTCCAAATCAAGGAGTTGGCTTTCAAGCAGATGACCATTTTTCCACAGTTCTTTATAATGGAGATGATGGAACACAAGCAGTTACTGGAGTTGGCTTTAAACCAGACTGGTTGTGGATTAAAGGAAGAAATGCGTCTGTTTCTCATACACTTAATGATTCATCAAGAGGTGTAACTCAAAGCCTTTTTTCAAATTCAACAAATGAAGAAGTTGAATATAGTGCTACAAGTGGTAATGGAGAGGGTGTTACAACATTTGGCACAGATGGATTTACAGTAAAACATAGTGCTACAAACAATCAATTTAATGTAAGTGGTAGAACTTATGTGGGGTGGAACTGGCGTTGTGGAGGGTCAGCACCTACAAAGACTTATAAAGTTGTAGTTGTAAGTGATAGTGGCAATAAATACAGATTTAGAAATTCAGCAGATAGTGCAACATTTGCTCAAAGTGCAGTAACTTTAGATTTACAAGAGGGTGGCACATACGTCTTTGATTGGTCTGATAGTTCAGCACAAGGACATCCATTTAGATTTTCAACAACATCAGATGGAACTCATGGTGGTGGCTCAGAATATACAACTGGTGTTGTAAAAGATGATAGTGCTTATAAAACAACAATTACTGTTGCAGGTTCAGCACCAACCTTATATTACTATTGTCAAATCCATAGTGGCATGGGAGGTCAAGTTAATACTAATACAACACATGGCTCTACTAACTTTGATGGCTCAATTCTAAGTGTATCCCAAACCAATGAAACATCTGGGTTTAGTATTGCTACTTATACTGGCAATTTAACAGCAGGTGCTACATATGGACATGGATTAGGTACTGCACCAGATATTGTGATAACAAAAAGTAGAAGTGCAACTGGAAAATGGATTTTTTTCACAACAGCAGAACCAACAAAATATAGTTATCTAAATGAATCATCTGCTTTTACAACTACTAATTTAGATGATAGATTTGGAAATAATACAAGTGTTATTTTACCATCATCAACTGTAGTAACTATTGGTACAAATGTTGATGTTAATACAAGTGGCACAACCTATGTTTCCTATGTATTCTCTGAAATTGAGGGTTACTCTAAGTTTGGCTCTTATACTGGCAATGGCTCAACAGATGGCACGTATATCCATTTAGGATTTCGTGCGTCATGGATTATGATAAAAAGAACAAATGGCACTG